ATTTAGTTCTGCCCCTGATAAAAGTTCAAAACATCTACCAGCGTTTAATGTTCCTCTATTGACTGCACTTTCAATTCCTTCAGGGTTTGCTATAGCGGCAGCTGTAAGATCGATCTTTTGCAATTTATCTGCAAGTTCTTGATTCTGTCTTCGTATATTTTGATACTCAGCGTTAATGTTACTTAGTTCTTCTTGTGCACTGGCATAACTCGCTTCTAAACTTTTTAAAGCTTCTTCATTTTGCTGTACAGCTAATTCTAACTTAGCATTGTTTTCTGTAAGAATTGCTATTCGCTTTTGAGTGTCAGTATAATATACGTATCCACCTGCACCCATAACAATTACAACCATAATTAAAATACTAGTTAAATTCATTTCTTTAACCTCTTAGCCAATTTTTTCCAGGATTCCCAACTCTCCTCAATATTATATCTATACATCGTACTCCAGTCTTTTGACAGACTAGACCAAGTTTGAATGTATTGGTTACCTTTCTCAGATTCAACCAATCTCATCTTATTATTGCCAAAGGTAATTTCTTCTACAGTTTTTAATTCACTACGCAGCCACATTAAACCACTCCGGTACAGGACGTTTTGTCCATACCATTTTAAATCTATCTTGCTTTGTTTGATAGTATTCTTGGTATGACTTAACTGGATTGCCTTCATACATGCATTGTGGTTCATGTGTCATAGCAAGTTTGAAATCTGTAAACGGAACACGCGGAATATTTTTTGGAGGTTTAGTAAGCCAGTAACGTAACTTTTCTGTACCATGTTCTTTGCCATAACGATAAGTATATTCGTTAAGTAAAGCAAGGAAGTGATCATAGTGCCAACGATAATTGTACATTGATTCCATAGTCCATACTGTACAAGGATGGCCATGATGCACCGCTTTGTATAGTATATCTTCCATTTGTGGATTAGGATGTACCCAATAGTTAATCATCCGTTTGCCGGATTTTGATGGGCGTTTTTCTGTATAGCCATCAAGCATGCGATGAGCTGTTGATAACATTTGAGCAGACTCAACTATCATTTTTACGACATGTTTATCGCATTGTAGTTGAGCCGCCGTTGTTGGATTATAGTCTAGTATAAAAATATTCATGAGTACCACTGCCTACCATATTACTTAATTTATTATAAACCAGTTGAGGCATGCTGTACACCATTATTTTTTCTTATTATTAGTTATTCACACTTCAGGATTCCAGTGCTCCTCTAATGTTTTGAGAATAAAGTCTCGTTTGTTTCGTATTTTTTCAGCTCTTTGAATCTGTCCTTTCTTTTCTAGCTTTTTAGCATAGATATCGAGTTCATCTGAATCTTTTTGTAAACGTTCAATTTGAGCAAATACCATTTAAATATTCCTGTAAAAAAAGAGCGCACACGGTAGTGTACACTCCTGGTTAGAGTTAAAATTAAGTTGGAATTAGTCCGCAAGTAATCCTGGATATGCTTCTTCAACAACTGGCCTCGTTAGTCCTTTCGGAGTTTGCTTATTAATCATAGCAATAACGAACTCAGCATCTCTAGGATGTATCCCTTCTAGCATCTGCAGAAACAATCTTTCCTTTTTATACTTAGGCGTATCCATATGTACACCTTGAACAAAATAAGCAAACTTTTTATTATGCCTAGTTAAGTCCGTAGGAGCGTTGTGTTCATCTGATGGGGTGTACGGAGGCTCTCCGTCAGGGATCGACCATTTGACTGTTGAGTCCATCGATCCTTTAATAACATCCTTTAGTGCCCAGTTATTATTGTGCTTTTTCAAAATAGCAATCTTATCCGATTTCTTTTTAGTCTTAGCAATTAATTCTAGAATTTCATATACTCTCATACCAATTCCTCAATTGATTCAATCATCATTTTCATATTGTTATTTATCAAATAAGGTAATACTAGACCCTTGTTTTTCCATTGGTCTTGCGAATTAAATTCGCTGATGATTTTATTTTTTAACCTGTCCGGTGTTTCGGTCAGATCGATTAATGTTTTATTGCGGCAATAGTTTCTATACCAACTAGCTGCATAAAGTAATTCACCTTCGGTAAGATCTTCAATGATTGCATCTTTCTTCTTACGTGATAAAGGTGTTTGTCTCTCCCCATTTACAAAGACATCGTCATGAGAGAGCACATTAGGGACTCCGTCGCCGGCGTCTCCAGTTAAAATCTTTTCTACTAGATTATGTCTTGGATTGTCCTCAACTACAGGTTTCTTAAGTAAAGGAGAGAACTGCTTTACATTAGGATATTTTTGTAGTTGTTTGAAATCGTGGTCAGAAGAAACAATCATTACATCTTCGTATTGACCAAACTCCTGAGTGTTAGCTACAATTGTACCTATTACATCATCAGCTTCACATTCATCAATCTTAATAACTTTGTATGGAAAGTTCTGGCGTATTTCTGTTTGTACTAAATCTAAAATACGGAAAGCTTCATTCCAATCAAAGTCAGATTGCTTTCTACTTTTCTTACGATTAGCTTTATACTGTGGATAATAATTACGACGCCAGTTATTACCAGCGTCGATAGCTAATACAAGTTCGCCATACTGATCTTTAAATTTTGAGCGATACATCCGCAATGAGTTAATCATCATATGTCGGAGCATACCTTCATCATTTACTTTGTTGATTGCAATGTTTGCAATTGCAATACCACTAAAATCTACAAGAATCATAAATATACCTTTCAATCATTTGGTACTATTCTACCATAAAACATAACAAATGTAAACTACTTATTTCATTTTTTCTGCAGCATCGTGGACTTCTTTAGTGCTAACTTTACCTTCGTTCATAAGTTTGTTTCGGTTTGAAAAATGACCACGTTCTATGTCAGCTTTGTTTTGTCCAAAGTATTTAACTGCATGACCTTCTTCAATTAAAATTTCTGTTAGCATTTTGTCTCCTATGATAAAGTCTCCTAGGATACGACCAAACTTACCTTTCATGTCTTCACCGTCTTTTGCGGCAAATGTTTTTAACACTACGTCTTTTTCTAATAGTTTCTTTACTCTTTCTTTTGCAGCAAGACCAAAGACTTTTTCTACTTTATCTGATGTTCTAGATTCAGGTGTATCGATACCCATCATACGTACACGTTCATCCGTTAATACTATTCCAAATCCTAAGTCAATGTCTACATCAACAGTGTCACCGTCAACTATCTTGACTATCTTTGCTTTGTATTCGTACATTTGCAATTCCTTTTAAATGTTTACTATGAATTTTTCCACCTATAAACTCATTGTAATAATCATCACGGAATAATACGTCTCTTTGAAATTGTTCTTTCATTTCAAAGTATGTCATCTCACCTTTTGTTTTACATAGGCGAAGTATTTCTCTTTTAAATCGTTTCGCACCATGTTCTTCTACTAATAACTTTACTTCTTCATTTGAACCAAAGTAATCTCTCCAATCAGATTCTACTCGCGTACGAACCCTTCTTTTTCTTTTTTTGTTTTTGGGGAGAATTTTAGGTTTCCAGAAGTTCTTCTTTCCTATATACTTTCTACTATTATTTATATCTGTTATACAATAAACAAACCCCTGAAATTCATCAGGGGTTTCATTATATTCTTTTTCATCATAATACCACATGGTTTTATATATCTGTTTCAGAAATATCCTCTGGCTCAGCTCTACGTCCACACATAGGACAAAACTGTGGCTGCTTTCCATCTTCAATTAAAACGATAGTTACAGAATCACATTCTTCACATTCTACTCGATACTCTTTTTCCACCGGTTCTTATGCCTTTTCTTTTTCCATATCCAAGTCTTTCCATTATTTTTCTTCTTTGATAGTAATGATAGGTTGGCCACTCACTTATTTCTTTTTTTGTTCTACCGCAGCCAATACAAACACCGGTCCGGACATCTAGCCTGCAAATAGACCGGCACGGTGATATGTACATATCAGAAGTCAATTTCACACGCACCACCTGCGCATGCAGCAGCACCTATAGTATCAACGTCTGTATAAACTTTTTCTGTTAAGTCAGCTTCCCAATCAACTGATTTTAAATTCTTTTGAATTTTATTCCATTTGTGTAATAGATAGGAATCCTTTAAACAGTATTCTGTTTTCTTAACATCTCCTTCTAAATAATTTTCTGCAAAAGCATTGAACCTTCGTACCCAATCTTTCTTTGCAGAATTTTCAGATGACTCTACTGATAAATCTTCTCCCATACCAACTGCTGTTGCGCATGCTGTCCAAAGATTATCAAATACTTTTAAACCATCGACTACCATACCTGATGCAAAGATTGCACCTTGATCATATTTATTTACCATCTCATCTGCAGTAATAACTTGCGTGTTAGGAGCTTGGTTATAGTCTTTATCTCCAGTAGGAGCTAGAAAAGAAATACCTGAAAATGAATAACGATTTTTATATACGTATTTTTCTACCTCATCCCAATCATCTACAATAATAGTATTTGATACGTTATGGTGTAAACCTTTATCCGCACATAACTCTTCATTAGTACCTGCAACAACCCAAGCCTTTTGAGCTTTCTTTACAAGTTCCAAATGTTTTACGCCATATAGATTATCTTTAAACAAAGAACCTCTTTTAGGTACAATAGGAAATGAAACCACTACGTCTGTACCACCAGCTGACCAGACAGAATCTTCAACCATAAACGGATTAGTCCTAGTAATAGCTTGTGTTATTTCTGATTCCTTATTCATTTGTACATTTCTGATATACATGGGGGAGTGCTCAGCATGTATACCTGATGCCGTTTGGAGAAGAACAGATGCATTACCCGAAGGTTTGACACACGTAGTACGAGCAGCAGGATTGATGCCCAATATCTCAGCGACTTCTTTGTTAATTTTTTTAACAATACTAGCACCTTTCTTTAAAACCTTTTCATCAAATAAAATGTCAGGGTTGTTCATCCATCCTGTAATTGATACACCTAACAACGCTTCTCTGTCAAATATTTTCTTTGATGTTTCTGAAATAAATTTAAAGTCTGTATATCCAGCCTGTAGTGTTCCTAAGATAGCTGCAGCTCTACATGCCTGATAGAAATCTTCCGCGCTAGTACACTTACCGCCATTGATTTCTGTAAGGTTGCAACCTTGCCAACCAGACTCACCATTATACTGTGGAAACATTCCAATTTCAACACAAGGATTTGTTGTATGTTCTTTTGATGTAGTAAAATAAAAACCTGGTTCACCAAATGATTTTACTGATTCCATAATCTTTGCAAACATTTCTGGTGTAGCTTCATCACGGACGATTACAGCTGAGTTATTTGAACGACCACGTTGTGGATTATCCATAAACCAGTTACCTGTTTTTGCATTCATCATTTGATCATCTTCTGGCGAGAATAAACAAATGGTGGCTGATCTACGAACGCCACCTGAAAGAACAGCATCAGCTGCATGCATACAAATATCATACACATTAATTGGTCTT